CTGTATTGCAAAGTTTCCATCCTCTAATTCTAGTACATGGCCGCATTTATGCTGGTCAGGTTTCTCTGCGTAACCAAAATTTAACTCATTAAAATCTCCTGCACACCAGTCTATTGTAAATAAATACTTGCCTTTTCTTTTTACTTTACGTCTAGATGTATACTCCATTGTACACCCTGCAATTTCATAAAAAGTTGTGACACTTACATTGTAGCTAAAGCTATCCCACATTACTACTTCATCTAATGGGAGCTCTTTAACTCCAGGTTTTGTACAAAAAGCTGTAATAGGTGCTCGCCACCATAGTCCACCATCTTCCATTAAAAAATGAAACAAAGGTACTCTGTTTGGTATAGAACTAAAACCAAACACTCCTACTTCAAAATATTTATCGTGTGAATCTTTTTGATCTCGTAGATAGTTACCTCGAACGTAACATTCTATTATTGGTATGTTTGCGTTTAGATATGCCATTATTTAATTTCACCCCAGTTAGCCCCCGACTCATAATCTACTTTGTTAGGAACTTTTAATTCAACAGCAGATTCCATTATTTCTATAATTTTTTCTGCTTTTTCATTAGACTCAACAGAAATATCTACTTCATCGTGAATCTGAATGTGTGGTATTATACCATTTTCATACAACGCAACCATAGACTTTTTTGTCATATCGGCTGCACTACCTTGTATTAATTTGTTTAATGCTTTGTATGTAAATGCTCGTTTTAATGGCTCATCATATTCTTTTCTAGCCTGCTCTAACGGCAATGGTTTAAATATACCAAACTGAGTAGGCTGCCATAAATCAAAGTGACATGCACGTCCACCTAAAGTTCTAATTTTACCTCTGTCTTCAGCTTTACGTGTAACATTATCCATAAGTTTTTTAACAAAAGGTGCCTTTACATGATATTGTTTTATTAATTTTTCTGCAGATTCTTTCATTAGTCCTAGCTCTGACATTAATTTATTTTTACCCATACCATACATTAACCCAAGGTTAATTGTTTTGGCCTGTTTACGTTCAATGCCTGCCATATCTGCAACAACCTGGTGGAAGTCTGCATCTCCTGCATTGTATGCATCTACAATTTCATCTACACCTTCTAAGTTTTGTAACTTTGCATAGTGTACTAAAATTCTAGGTTCTTGTTGTGAGTAGTCAAACGATCCCCACTTAGTATTTTCTTCCGGAATAAATATAGATCTAATCATCGGTCCAAGCTCCGGATGCCTCGCTGGAATTTGCTGTAAGTTAGGATTACTCATAGAGAATCTACCTGTCACGGTCCCACCTTGGTCTGATCTTATTTGATTTATGTCTGCATGGATACGACCTTTATGTGAATGTTTTGTAATTGAATCTATAAAAGTTGTATGCGCTTTGTTAATCTCTCTTGCATCTGCAATAGATCTAGCCAACTCATGTGGATGGTTTTGTAAAAAGTTTTTAGTAAAGCTAGGTTCATTACTTTTTTCTGTTCTGTCGTATGGTAATTTTAATTTATCAAAAGCTTTAGCTATAGATCGAGCTGCATGTATCTCTACGTCAACACCTGTTAACTCTTTTATCTTACTAATAATTTTAGCTTCACGTTGCATAAGATTTTTTTTCAAATTGTCTGCATGTTCAAGATTAACTCTCACACCTTTAAATCTCATATCAACTAAACATGGAAATAGTCTTGTCTCTAAATTAAATACATCCATTAATTCTTGATTATATAATTCTACACTTAATCTTTGCCATAACTTTAAGGTAGCTTCAGCATCACGTTCAGCGTACTCACCTACATACATTGCGGGAAGTTTATACATTTCTGATTTGGGATTTATTGAATAACTTTTAGCTGCTTCTTGTAATATTTTTTCGTCCTTACCAATGCCAACATAAAATTTAGCTAACGTGTTTAATGCATAAGACAATCTATTCTCATCTATTAAAGACGCTGCAATCATTGTGTCTACAATTTTACCTCTAATTTTTATACCTGCAGATCGTAACCAGCAGACATCATACATAGCATTGTGAAATATAAAGGTAGTTTTTTCTTGATTAACTAAGTCCTGGACCCACTCTAAAACAAGTTTTTTATCCATATTTCCACCACCCTCGTGTCCTATAGGATAATAACCTGACCAGCCCTCTACGGCCACCGCAACGCCTGCAATGTGCCCTTTTTGAGTCACATTACCTGATCCTAACGTCATTAAATGAGGATCATAGGTTTCTAAGTCAATAGAAACTTCTTTAGCTCCGGATAAATTTTTTAATTCATGGGGTGCTACCCACTCAGTTTCAGGTGCGAATAGCGGTATCTGCGTTCTTCTCATTCGTAGTCTCTTTCCTTCACCATTTCTAGATAATGTATAGCCTTATCTATATCTTGTATGCCCCCCTTTAGAGAGTGCCTACATATATACTTTATAGCGTTGCCCTCTGCAAAAAGCAACTTATTTTCGTTAATAAATTCAGCAGGTTGTATCTTCATATTTTTATAATGTTTACCTCCTACTTGTTTTTCTAATGAATCATATTCTGCTTTTTTAAATATATCTTTAGTTGTCATTTTCTTTTACCTTCTCTTATTTTTCCTTCTTTGTTTATATAAATCATATTAATAATTTTAGTAAATTTTTTGTTGCGTCTTATTCTTGATATTGGATTACCTTTTTTAGATCCAGATAATCTAAAATTTTCAGATTTAACTTCCCAACATTTTATTTGTCCTGTGTCAGGATTAAAAGTTATCAAATCTACAGGACCTGTACATTGGCATGAATCAAAAACATCTAAACCTTTTTCTACAAAATAACAAATAGCTATTTTTTCTGATAAAGTTCCTCTTCTACTTCTATTCATATTATATAAGCTCGATCAAAATTTTTAGGATCTAACACATGCAATTCACGCTTCGCTCTCGTTGCTCCAGTATAAAATAATCTATGTAATTCATCCGGGTCATGACTAAAAGTTTCTAGTGCTGCACCTGTAAGATCTTGCATTAATAAAACATTATCGGCTTCTCCTCCTTTAGCTGCGTGTATAGTTGACATTTTTATACGAGGATTTTTATTTATTTGCTCACCATTCGCCCTCATATTACGAATATAAGTTTCTGTCATTGGATCTAAACCTTCAAAAGATTCATACCAAACTGCAGAAGTTGCTAGTCCATGTTGCTCTTGACATTCCTTTAATGTGTATTTTCCATCAGAATGTAATGTTTTACCTTTTTGAAAACCAACTAATACATTAGATCCTAAATATTCATAAATATTTTTTATTTCTAAATGATTTAATAGCTCACCCTTACGCCAATGTTCCCAATTATTTAATGCCAATAATAATTTTAAAGATACAGAGTTCATACCTTTGTATTGATAGTACCATCCTTGTATTTCACATAAATCTTTTGCATCTTCTAAAAAATAATTAGCAGAGGACAACACTAACCATTGTCCTTTACTCATATCTACTTGTGTTATATCAGAATATCTTTTTAATAATCCTTGTTCTTCTCTTGGTTTATATTGTTTATCGAATCTATTTTGTACTTTGTTTATAATGTTTTGTGATAGCTCGTGTATAGGTCCACCAGGTATACGATAAGATTGATCTAAAATTTTTATGTCATTCACCTCTTCCTTAAGTGCTATAAAGTGATCAACATCTGCTCCTGCCCATTTAAATATAGCCTGGTCATCATCACCTGCTATGTAAGTTTTGTTTGCACGACTCCAAATTTTTCTTACCATTTCCCATTGCAGCAAAGACAAGTCTTGTGCTTCATCTATAAACAATACTTCAAATTTATTTAGCGTTTCTTTTAACAAAAAATCTTCTATTAAATCATTAAAATCTTTTAATTTTTTTTCTTGCTTAAATCTTTGTAACTCTTCTGCTAATAAAAATAAAGTGCTACGTTCTATGTCTAATATATTTTTTCTAGAATCATAATATTCTAGTAAATCCATACGTTTTACTGCTGCTGTATTTATAATTGTAAGATATTCATTGTCAGAATTAAATGTTCCATCTTCTACAGAATACTTTGCTGTCTTAATAGGTATGCCACATTTCTGCCCAAATTCTTTATAGTCTTCTGTCTTCATCATTTTTTCTCTAGTCATTCCTAATTGATTAAATGCGTAGGAATGTAAAGTTCTAAAAAAAGGTAAATCATTTTCTTTGTCTAATCCAAATTTATCTGCTGCTCTATCTGCAGCCTCTGTTGCTGCTTTTTTAGTAAACGAAAAGTACCCTATTTGTCTAGGTCTGATCCCGTTCTTTAGGAATTCGTCCACTAAGCTTAACAACGTTGTTGTTTTTCCTGTTCCTGGTGGCCCTAATATTATTGTCTTCATATTTTTTTAGTTTCCTTTCTGCTATTACTAATTGTAGTTGTGTTAATTCTAATTCTTCTTTTAGTTCTTGTATTATTAATCTAAATCTTAAGTGCCAATTTTTTCCTACATCTTTGTCATATTTCATAAAACCATCCATATCCAAAATGCAGTTAACATAGCTAAAGAAATTAAATCCATTTTAGCTATCATTAAAAATGATCCTGCTGATACGGCTCTTTAGAAGTTGATGCTTCTATTTTTTTCATAGTTTTTATTTTAATAAGTCTTGGTTGTTGTTTTTTAATTGTCATTCTAGTTTCTTCTACAAATATATTTTCTAATCTTTTAACTAAGTTACCTGTCTTAACTTTATCCATATCCCAATTATTTTTTTTCATAAATGCATAGAAGTCTTCCATTCTAAAATAAGTAAATTCTTTGTTTTCATCTGTAAAAGGTAATTTGTTAAATATATCATCAAGAGTTCTTGCTGACTGTCTGTTGGTTGTCCAGTCTTGCAACAACCCTGTAATTTCATTTGTAGGATTTAAAGATTCTAGTGGTTCTACTTCTTGCAGATTCTGCATTAAGGGTTTTAGAAAATGTTGTTTCCAGTCTTTAGGTTTAGGTACAGGTACAACTAAATTTGCTTGATCTAAACATGCTAATGCAAATAAAGGTGAGCTATATAATTGTTCTGTTTTTAATTCTATCCTGGTTTTATCTACACTTAAAAACCATTGTGGTGGTGTAGAGGTATATTTAGTAAGACTGCCCAATACAGGCATCTCTTCTTCTCCAAATCCTACACCAAATCGTTTAGTTCTACATAAACCAGACTGACATACAGAGTTTATAGGTGCATCTTTACATCTATATTTGTCATAACCTTTTCTATTAACTGATTTAATTAATTGTTGTACTTCATTATTACTTAATGCAGGGTCCATATATTGTGAATTAGCTTTTACTATTTCATCTTCCCATGTATCAGGATTAGACTGTTTATAATATACCGCTACATTAAATAATGCGTTATTCCTAGACCCCTCACCAAAACCTATAGATGCTAGCTTGTTTAAGCAAGGAGGTCCTGCAGGAAATGCTTCTTCTATTTTTTTTTCTTCTGTCTTGATCTTTTCAACTTCTTCTTTGCTGCAACTGTAAACATCATAGAGCTTATAAAATTCCTCAAGTGTACAACCGGAGCCATTATCGTCGATAGCATAACGTAGTCCTTTCATTTGATTGTGGTAAGGTAGATTTAAAAAGTTTCCAGTGTCACCACGTTCCACTAAAATTTCTGTTTGTTTAGGAAATATTTCTGAGCCTTCATAACCAAGTATGAGTGCCATTTGTTTTAATTTTGATTGCATCAATGATGCAGATATATTTTCTCGGGTAAATAAAAAAACGTGAGCGCCGCCGGATTTGCTACGGCAAACTATTAATGGGAGTTTAAGATCCCTAATACTTTTAATGAGGCCAGTGTGATCAAGGTTATATTCGTCAATATCAATGCACCCCCACCTACAATCATTATTTTCTGTGATAGGGATAATCCCAAGGGCTGCTCCTTTTCCTTCAAGATGATTGGTCCAA